TTTTGCTATATACTTTTGTAATGTTTCGTAACAAAACGTAAATGACTGTAACAACTAATGAGTTCGGGCAACAAAATATGTTTGCTAAAGAACCTAAAATGTATGTGTCTCAATCTGATGCAGAACGTTATGCACTTGAAACTCATAACGAACGTGCAGAAAAACTGAATGGACGTGTTGCTATGCTTGGATTTGTTGCTGCACTTGTATCTTATGCGACAACTGGACACCTCTTTTTTGGTGTAATCTGATGGGGGAAGTAATTTTTACTATTACTAGTATTACTTTCTTTGTGCTTCTTGCACATTCTGTCAATCAACTTTCTGAAACTTACTAAGGAGAAAAACAATGAACGAACGAGCAGAACGTATTAATGGTTGGTTTGCTATGATTGGAATTATGGCTGCTATGGGTGCCTATGCACTGACTGGGCAAGTGATTCCTGGAGTGTGGTGAGACCCTAACATAATTAAGTATTCCTACTTATCTCTACTCTAAATATGGGTGGAGATTTTTTATTATATGCCTAGAAACGAATTTTCAAAAGAAGAAATTAGGTGTCATGTTGAGAAGTTAAAAGATCAGTTGTATAGAGAACAGATTGGTTATGGATCAGACCCAAAAAGATTAGCAAACAAATATCTCAATCAAGTTCTGGATAAAATTCAGGAGTATTATAGATGATATATTATTTTGCTGCTTATTATGGAATTATTTTATTTTTGATTTTAGTAAAAGCATCATCATCTAAATAAAATAGTGTTATAGATGAGGCAAAATGACCTTAGATCTTCATAACTTTTTTAAGTATTATGATGAGAATAATGCAAACCATGTAGCAGCAGTTCAATGGTTAGAAGATAACCTTCCTGTTGAGTTTATGGATGACGCAGATACCGATTGGATCGGAATGTTTAGAACCAAACCACCTACCCCAGCAGTTCTTGACGTTCCATATTTCAACCAAGTAGATAACTACAGAGATGCTCATAGAACTTGTAACAGTTCATCGTGTGCTATGTGCCTTGCTTTCCTCAAGCCAGGAAGCATCAAGGGTGATGATGAATATGTTAAAAAAGTATTTGCGATTGGTGACACAACTGACCATGCGGTTCAGACAAAGGTTCTCGCAGGTTATGGTATTAAGTCACATTTTAGTTACAATCTTTCTTTTGCTGACATTGATAAGAGTCTTGATAGAGGAAAACCAGTTGTTATTGGTATTTTGCACCGTGGTTCTCTATCTTCTCCTACTGGTGGGCACATGTGTGTAGTCATCGGTAAGACTCCAGATGGTAAAGGATACTATGTAAATGATCCATATGGTTCTCTAAACGATAACTATACTGGTCCAGTCACAAATGGTAAGAAGACCATTTATACCAAAGCAGTTCTCAAGCATCGTTGGTGCCCAGGAGGAAACGATGGGTGGGGAAGAATCTTCGATTGATTTTAAAAGAAAGATTCTTAAGATCATAAAAGATCTTACAAATCACGGAAAACATAAAGAAGCAAACGACCTTTATCAAAAGTATTTCGGAGGAAACAATGGCAAGAATTGATTTACATAACTTTTTCAAATTTTATGATGAGAAAAACCCCAACCATGTCAAGGCAGTTCAGTGGTTAGAAGATAATTTACCAGTCAAATATCTAGAAGATAATGTAGATTGGGCAGAGATTTATAGAGGAAAAAAGGGTAATGCGGCACCAGCATCAGGACCATCTGTTGCCGCTCCCGTAGCAGGTGGTGACGATATGCCTATGATGGGCCTTAAATTAATCAAAGAGTTCGAGGGATGCCATCTGAAAGCATATCCAGATCCTCTCTCAGGTGGACTTCCAATCACAATTGGTTGGGGTTCAACTCGCAAGAAAGATGGATCTGCATTCCAAATGGGAGACCAAATTACACAACAAGAAGCAGATGAACTTCTGATTAGTCAGTGTAAGAACCAGTTTCTTCCATCACTTCGTAAAATTCCACACTGGAATGAAATGTCTGATGGTAAAAGAGGTGCCCTACTTTCTTTTGCTTATAATCTTGGTGCTGGGTTTTATGGTGGCGATAACTTTAATACTATTACTCGTACACTGAAGAATAAAGAATGGGACAAAGTTCCCGATGCGCTTTACCTCTACAGAAATCCTGGTTCTAATGTAGAAGCAGGACTTGCTCGTAGAAGAAAAGCAGAAGGTGAATCTTGGAAAAAAGGTTAACCACAATCACAAACTACAATGACTAACAAGAAAAACGAAAATGCTATGGGACAACTAATTCGTATATGTATTTTGGGTTGGTCTGCTGCTCTTCTCACCGCAAGTTATTCGGGTGCTCTATCTAAGATGGATCCCACCTTTATTGCGACAGTTTTCACTGCATCTGCTGCTACTTTTGGTATTAATACAATGAAGAAAGGTGGAGATGATGAAGATGAAAAAAAACAAGAACCTAAAAGAGAAGAGTTTGTAGAAACACCACCAGAACCACCTGCTCTTGAAGCACCACCAGAAACTCTTGAAGCAAGAGTTGAGGCACTAGAAACCAAAGTAGAAGATGGTGAAGGATTTGTTCAACCTCGCACAGGGGCATAATGGCAAAATCAGCAAACAAAGGTAAGAAAGGTTCTGCTGGATCCAAACAGAATCAAGGTAATGCTACAGCAAAAAAAGCAAAAAACGGTGGTAAGAAGAAATAATGAGGTATTATGCCAAGAGAGTGGAATACTCCCAAACGTGAATGTTGGAATGCTCCAATTCACCAAATTCTTAAAGCCATAGACAATCACACCCGTCTTCAATTGGAAACGGGTGATCTTTGGCATGAAGAACAAGCACAAATATTAAGAAAATATGTGAAAGATTTAAAGGTATGGATACACAAACAGGAGGGGGGATGGAATGAGTAATTTGCCTTGGGGAGTTATTATAGTTCTTGGTTCTGGTTTGATATTTACTGCCTATGTAATTTACTACATATTAAGACTAGCATATTTGGAGATGCAAAATGAAACATCTGAGTCTGATTCTATCAATCACAAGTCTCACCATTAGTGGAGCAATTTGTTATGGTGCTTATGTAACTTATCAAAAGGCACAAAAGATTCTAGATAATCCAGAAGCATTTGTTGGTGCTGTTGTGGAGAAGCAAGTATCAAAGGCATTTGAGAAACTTCCTATTCCTAAACTAAATACTGAGAAGTTTAAATTGCCATTCTAATGGATAAAGACCCATATATCTATAGAGTAAAACAAGTATTAAGAGTAGTTGATGGTGACACAATCGATGCGGACATTGATCTTGGGTTCGATATTTCTCTTACTAAGCGAGTACGCCTTAGTGGTGTTGATACTCCAGAAAGTCGTACAACCGATCTCAAAGAAAAAACACTTGGATTAGAAGTCAAAGAATGGTTGAAAAAAAATCTTGATAGTAAAAAAAATATTCTTATTAAAACAGAACTTCCAGACTCAACTGAAAAGTATGGGAGAATTCTTGGAAGGTTATATGTTGATGATGTATGTCTTAATGATCGTATGATTTCTGAAGGATATGCTTGGACTTATGATGGTGGAACAAAAAAGAAAGATTTTGATGAACTGTCTGCTAAACGTAAGAAGTAATTACTTATCGTGTGCTTTTTTGTATTGGTTTACCTTTTCTTTCTTCCATTCTTTTTTAAGTAATTTGAGATTCTTTCTATCTAATTCTGCCGCAAAATAAAGTTGCAATTCATAGGGGGTAAGGTCTCTGTTCAAGAGTTTCTTGCCTCTTATGAATATTTGTTGAACGATAGGTTTCATTTTACCTACCATCCATTCCACCATAGATTTGCCAATAATAGCCGCAGCAACAGAAGCAGTAGCAGTGGTGCCAGCAAGTATAACCTGTTCTTTTGGAGGAATTGGAACTTCCCCGACGATTGGTACTTCAATGACTGGTACTCCCAGATTCGTATTTGTAGACGGTTGATTGGAAATATTCCGATTATCTTGAGTATCCTGAACAGGAACTTGAACCTGAGGTAAGACTGGTTGAGTATCAGGAAGTCCTCTGGTCTTTTCTTCCTTTTCTTCTTCTTGCTTTCTTTGTTCTGCTCTGACTGCAGCATCAAACTCTTCTTGAGTTGGAACATTAATCACTGGATACTTGATAGTTGTATCTGGCATATTGACGATAGGCATATCAATTTCAGGTATCACAGTTCGTTCTGATCTGCGAGTTACGGGAGGTTCTATCGTTGGAATGATAGGCGGTGGTTCACTTCTTATTTGGATTGGTTTGATTTCCATTTGCTACATCCTGTACTCTTGGATACTTCACAACAATATCAGCACATATTTTTGCATAAGGACTTTGTGGATGAAATGAAATTCCATTCTTTAATGCTTCACCACACTTCAATAATCTGACTAACTCAAAGTCAAGTCTTGCTTTATCCGCTTCTGCTTGTTGTCTTGTAATTTCTGTTCTAGCTCTTGTTTTGCAAAGTTCTTGTAATGAACCATCAAGAGGAATAGAAAATCCTGCGGAAAGACCAACATTTAATGAACCAGTTTGATAACTTCCTGGATCATTATTCATATTTGTATTATTATATCCGAAGGTTTGGAAGTTTAATGTTGGTCCCTGGCAAGAAACACCAGCACCAAAAGTATTCAAAGCAAAAGGACCTTGAAGCACCTGAACTGCCTGGTTAGTTACATTACCAGTAGCAGATGCTGAAGGTCCTGCGATGTTAGTATTTGATGGTGCTTGTTCTGCTCTAGATTTGTTTGATCCAGTCAATGTCAACAGTAAAAGAAAGATTACTGTGTAAAGACTGATATGGTATTTGTTATAGAATCTTCTGTTGTTTTTCTGTCTATCCATGTTTCCTTTGCCACTCCAGGAGTCAGGTAAGTCTCACTAAATTGGAATGGAGCACCTTGAGTTTGAATTGTGTAATTCATACCAGGAGCAGGAGTTCCTGGTATATTGATGTTGGTGCCAGTTACTGTGTAAGATGTTCCAGTAGAATACTCTATTTGCCTGATAGTTTCTACAACTTCAGTACGAGTTTTGGTTTCTGAGGTAATGGTCCCACTAGTAAAGTTGGGAGTTACGGGTCCAGCATATGAGGGACTTATAACTCCCAGAACTGTAACCAGTCCGAGAGTTATATGTCTCACTTAAATACGCTCAATTCAACGCTACGTTGTGCTGTTCCAGTTGTTCCTGAACCACCAGCAGTAATTGTTGGAACACCAGTTCCGCTTAAAGTACCAGCAAGAGAACCCTTATCTCCACCTAATTGAGTAGTAGAGTTGCTATAAAGGTTGGGAGAAGCAATTGTTCCAGAAGCTGCCGACTGAGAGGTAACATCAACATCTGCAGTAATTGATGTTTCAGAGAAACTAAATGCTTGTCCGTTTGTGTTGATGCCATAAGAACCTGCTCCACCAACTCCTCCAAGAGTTGTTACATTAATATTAGTGCCTGAAACTGCATATGAGGCACCGACTCTCTCTGATTGTACCGCTGCACCCTGAACGCTTAATTGAATGGAGTCAGTGATTTTTGATGTGATTTCACCAGCAAAAGCAGGAGTAGTAAAGAATAACGAAAAGATAAGTGCTAATCTTTTCATTGTTCTGTGAGTAAGGTTTGTAAGTATTTATAGATATAACTTTCAATATTTGACTACTTGTGGTATAATATAAATAAATCGAATTAATTAATTTTTTATGACCGAACAACAAGAACATCTTGCAAATCTTGTAAAGCAAGCACAAGACCTCTCCCTTGAATTGGAAGGACTGCAAACTAAATCTACAGCAAAAAGAGAACTTTTTTTGAAGGTTCAAGGTGCGATTGAGTATCTTACACAAACAGGTGTAACTCTTCCAGAACCAGAACCAGAAGAAATTCCACTTTCAGAAACGGAAGTAGTAGAATAATTTTCAGTCCCCGAAAGGGGACTTTTTTTTGCTTGACACCAGAAGAAAACCGTAGTATGATAAATAGGTAAACAAATGTTACGAAATCCTCATATTTCTTAACATTAATCCTCTACCTAACCGAGACCTATGGGGAGGTTAAACATAGTCTCTCATACCCACAATGGAGGGTGTTGTGGGAAATATTATACTATCCAGTTCCCCCTGGACTTTTATTTACCCTTTAACGAAAAATGACTGCTACAATTGCTCAAAGACAATCTACTAACTCCTGGGAACAATTTTGCCAGTGGGTTACTTCAACCAATAACCGCCTTTATGTTGGTTGGTTTGGTGTTCTGATGATTCCAACGTTGCTTGCTGCAACCACTTGCTTCATTATCGCATTCATCGGTGCTCCCCCAGTGGACATTGACGGTATTCGTGAACCTGTTGCTGGTTCACTCATGTACGGAAACAACATCATCTCTGGTGCTGTTGTTCCTTCAAGTAACGCAATCGGACTTCACTTCTATCCTATCTGGGAAGCAGCAAGTCTTGATGAATGGCTTTATAACGGTGGACCTTTCCAACTTGTTGTATTTCACTTCCTCATTGGCATCTATTGCTACATGGGTCGTGAATGGGAACTCTCATACCGTCTAGGTATGCGTCCTTGGATTATGGTTGCTTACAGTGCTCCTGTTGCTGCTGCATCTGCCGTATTCCTGGTTTATCCTTTTGGACAAGGTTCCTTCTCTGATGCAATGCCTCTGGGTATCTCTGGTACTTTTAACTACATGCTTGTGTTCCAGGCAGAGCACAACATCCTGATGCACCCCTTCCATATGCTTGGAGTTGCTGGTGTCTTCGGTGGTTCTCTGTTTAGTGCGATGCACGGTTCGCTGGTGACTTCTTCACTGGTTCGTGAAACAACTGAAACTGAATCGCAGAACTACGGTTACAAATTCGGTCAAGAAGAAGAGACTTATAACATTGTTGCTGCTCACGGTTATTTTGGACGCCTTATTTTCCAATATGCATCGTTTAACAACTCTCGTTCACTGCACTTCTTCCTTGCTAGCTGGCCCGTTGTAGGCATCTGGTTTACTGCTCTTGGTGTATCCACGATGGCTTTTAATCTCAATGGATTTAATTTCAACCAGTCGATTACTGATAGTCAGAACCGTGTCATTCCTACTTGGGCTGATATTCTGAATCGTGGTGGACTCGGGATGGAAGTTATGCATGAGAGAAACGCACATAATTTTCCTTTGGATTTGGCAGCCGTTGAAGCAACTCCTGTTGCTCTAACTGCACCAACTATCGGTTGATATAAAATCAAAATAATGGTATAATAAGGGAACTCTTCGGGGTTCCTTTTTTGTATAAAAAAGCATTATGACTAAAAAACTTATCTCATTAGAAGAGCATAATAGAATTGCAACGCAGATTAACGAGACTGGAGGAAATGGAATTGCTTGTCCAACCTGTGGTAATGAATTGTTTGATTCTCCTAATAACATAGTTTTAACTAGTTACCCTCCACAGTATCTTACTTTTTGTAGAAACTGCAATTATAAAGGAACTAGATACTAATGATAAACCCAATAATTAAAAGCACCAATAATATGAGTCACAATCCTCAACACGAACCTATGGAATCCTGGATAATCTGGGCAGGCGTAGGTATTATGATGTTCACAGTTATCATATTCGTCATATTTACTCTTTCAGTAATGTATTTTTAAGAATATGTTTTTCATTCTCACAGTCTTCATACTCTTCGGAATCTTTATGTTTATAATGTCAGTAACACAAGACCTCTAAGAATCCTACATATAGAGGTTGCTTTTTACCGATGAAAACCATAACATTTACAGAAGATCAAATTAAACTCCTAGCAGATGCTGTGTGGATGCGTCAGAGATGCTTCATCGCAGGAG